TTCTCAGTCTTCCAGTCTCCAGTGTCCAGGTTGGCTTCCAGTATTCAGGTATTCAGGTAAGTTTTAAGTCCGAGATAATTTATCATTTGTTGCATTTTTCCCATGCACTTAGACTATTTCTCATATCGACCTCGATAGACTCGGCCACAGCATTTCTTTTTCAATTTGTGTAATTTTATTGCTGTTGCGATTTTTTGGAAATTTGTGTCACCGTGGATGTTCTTATGTGCGATTGTTGCTAATGCAAACACTATAACTCATTCCAACATCTTTACCAGAGTTTTGTTGTATTTTTTACGCATTCAATTGTGTGTGTGTGTATGTTTTTTGCAACATGTATTTTTTTCGCAGTGCTATTGTAATCATGCTCCGAACTCCTACTCTCCACCAATTGAGAGAGATCGATGCCCTGGTTGGACAAATCAGAAGTCGTCAATTGATGCTATCAGCGTTTGGACCTGACAATGAGCTGTCAGCTAATCGCCGTAGAGAAAAGGAGATGCAAAAGCATACGCTGCAGAGCATGATTAATTATTTAAGGGTTCTCGTCCAAGACTTTGATATAATACCGCACAGTGCCGCTGCTATTTTAAATTCAGCATAAGAATTGTTCCGTACGATTTTTCTACACCCCGTAGTTTGCTTGTAGTCTTAGTAAGTAGTTATAGAATGGGAATAAAACCATATATAGCTATGTAGTGATGTTCCTTTGGGTCATGTAGTTTTTAGCGTTTAGTTTGTGAGTAGTGTTTAGTTTGTGAATAAAAAAAATTAAATTGATTTGTGTGTGTTTTTTTGCTCTACTTCTTTCAGTGTATGACAAATGACAGAAATTCCTTAACCTTGCACCCACCGAAAGTCTTTTTTCAATGTTTAAAAGCCATGAGCGAACAATATGAAGCCTAACTTGGTATTATGTATAGTTTAAGTTTTGCAAAGAAGAGTAGTAGCGAAAGACTTTTTATTCGACATTCATTTGAATGTTGATTATAATTATGATGAAAGCTGGTTCCACATCAGACTCACACAATCTGATGAGGCCTTTTTTTACATACATCCCGGACTTTGAGTGCATGTTCCAAAATATCTTTACATGTCGAGAGTCAAGTAACTATACGGTATACCATGATTCTTATAGACGCGCATTGAGAACCGTGGTCACGTAATAGTGCCAGCGGTGACGTCAGCATTTGGATAGTAAATCAGAAATAGCGACAAGATTACATAATCTCGCAATGCGAAGTAAATAATCTGGTGATTGAGCTACACTGTTTCCATCGAACTATGTTCTAGCTCAGCCAACGCATCCGAATGAAGTAACAAATAATTTTTATGAATTTTTTTAAATTAAAAAAAGCAAGGCTCCAACATAGTTTGCTAGGATTAAATTAACGAGCCTTCTTGCGCTTTGGAAGTTTCACAGAAAGCATCTGTGCGTTTGGGTGGCGTGTATGGTTGGTTAATTCTATTCTAGATTTTCCATAGCTTCATATTATTTCTCGTGGCTGTGGTATTTTATAGGTAACTCTTTAAATAATATTATTTATCTTAAAGAGTATAAATATAGAATATAACGCTAGCTATATGAGTAGGAATGTATTACTAGTGATATAGCCAATAAAGGCTATAGAAAAATAAGTTATAAGTATAGGCTGCGGTAGGATAGAGTTAACCTGCCATACCTGCCACATCTGCCACTGGGACACTTCCCATGTAAATTTTGGAATGCTCGAGGGCTCGTTGGATTCGTCTCAGCGAGACAAAACTGATGGACCCTATTCTGATGATTTTTATCTCTAAAGGGCAGTTTCTGTCGCCCTAAATGTATCTGAAGTATGTGGCGACTAAGATTTTTCCAGAACTACACTTGTTCATGGAACATCATCGGCCTCGGTGAGCAATTTCAAAATCAAATTGCTCACAAACCACGGGATGAGAGAATCGGAGGACACGAAAGGTATTTACACAGCCCTTGAAAAGCATGTAGTTGAATAAAATTATTAAAGTCCTGTGTTTGTGTAATTGCATTCGTTTTGTCTAGCGTGAATCTCTCGCGAGGTCTCCAGTATAAATTTTCGAGCAATGTTTGTCTAATGTTGAAACTGTTAATCGTGTTTGGGCAATTTGGGTATGTCTCAAACCGAGCAAGACCCTTCAACCATCACATCCGCGAATATTTGTATTTTTTAACGATTAATTATTCCCAATTTTTAATTACCAAATTCAAACATGAGGAAATATAATTTTGATGATCAAAAGAACAAAAAAGTTCAGTTGTCTTGTTCATTACACTACGACATTACACAATATTGAAACAACACGGCTGCATACATCAACAACAATTACACTAAAACAGCTGTACTAATATCTAAACATTTTGACTAAATCGAATTCCCGAGTCTTTTGCGCACTTGATTGAGACTCTGATCAAACATTCTATGGAATTTTCCATGATCTACATGTTATTCTACATTTTTCGTCTGAATTTATGATTTATTCAGAGATGAGTTGATTTTTTGACAGATTGATGGGTCCTTGAATTTAAATGTGGTCGATTCCATTTGATCCCATTTGAATCTACGTAAGTCAGATCTTCTCCGCATACATATTTGAGTTTTTCATAACACATTGTTATTGTAAATAGGCGGTAAAGTTTCAATATTTCATATCTTTATTGAATAATAGATATGTTAGAAAATTTGAATAGTGAATTAATACCTCTTGGGTGGGTATAAAAAGGACGGTCGTGCGTTGGAACG